ACCGCGAATGGTTTCGAGGCGCTCTACGCCAACACCACCGGCTACCAGAACACCGCGAATGGTTTCGAGGCGCTCTTCTCCAACACCACCGGCAACCAGAACACAGCGAATGGTTTCCTGGCGCTCTACGCCAACACCACCGGCTACTGGAACACCGCGAATGGTTTCCTGGCGTTGAGCGCCAACACCACCGGCTACCAGAACACCGCGAATGGTTTCGAGGCGCTCTTCTCCAACACCACCGGCAACGACAACACCGCGAATGGTTTCCTGGCGCTCTTCTCCAACACCACCGGCAACCAGAACACAGCGAATGGTTTCCTGGCGCTCAACGCCAACACCACCGGCTACCAGAACACAGCGAATGGGACGGACGCGGGACAATACATCGCGGATGGCGCAACTGTCAATCAAACCAGCACTAACTCAGTGTATGAGGGTTTTAACGCCTTTCCTCTTGCCGATGGCGACACGAATGAGACGGTAATCGGAAACGCCGCAATCGGCCACGGTAGCAACACAACAACGCTGGGCAACACCGCAACGGTGGAAACGTGGCTGAATGGCACTCAGCACATCACAGCAACAGCGCCCATAACCTCAGCGGGAACTATCGCGGCCTACTCCACCAATGCAGGTGGCGAGATCACCGGGCTGAGTACAGCTACGAGTGTGACTATAACCTTTGCCAACTCCGGCTGGACCAACGCAGCGTTCTGCACGGCCAATTCCAGTACAACGCTGGCAACTAACGTCTACAACAGCGCTCAAAGCAACACGGCGGTTACGTTCACTTTCCCGGCACTAACTGGAAACCTGTTCTATCACTGCGACGGAAACTAAGGAGATTAGCATGGCAGACGATGTGATCGGCTGATGCCCTGCGGGGCGGGGATGAGGGAAATGGCGGTAGTGGACATTCTCAAGGACATCGGCACCAATTGGGTGACGTATTGAGTTCCTTCGATAACAAAAAAGAGCTTCGATTTGTAATCACTCTCGGGAACGGTCAGACGTTCCAAGGGGGATCGAGTAACCAGATTACTCTCGAAGGCTACCGGGCCATTGTCAACATCGACCGCGGCGGCGGGATGATGGGAGGAGCCCTCCACGCTCAAATTTATGGCGTAACCCAAAGTGACATGAATTCTTGCGTTACCTATAAGAATCAACTTTCAAGGTTGGAAGGGGGTTATTTATTCAAAAGTATCCAAGTTTTTGCTATCGATGGGGCGCAAGAAACTCTCGTTTTCACCGGAGATATCATATGGGCCTGGGGTAATTATCTCAGTATGCCGGATGTGTTTTTGGAGATTGCGGCTCAATCACTTTACGCGCAACAATTAACTCCCGTCGCTCCTACAAGTTTCAATGGCCCCTTCGATGTGGCGACCGCTATGGGGCAATTCGCGCAAAAATTAGGACTCACTTTAGAGCCGAACGGAGTGAGTGTTCAATTAAAAGATCAGTACCTACCGAACACTCTTTGGGAGCAAACAAAAACTCTTGCGGCAGCCGCGAATATCAACCTCTACCTCGATCCTCCCGTTCTAGCGATTACTCCTCCGAATACAGCCCGAGGCACAGCATCATCGGGAACTCCCATAATTTCTAAGGATACGGGTATGGTGGGGTATCCCACTTTCAACGGAGTAGGGGTAACGCTAAAAATGCTTTTCAATCCCGCCATTAGGTTCGGTTATTCCGTTCAAATTGTAAGTGACATTCCGAATACGAGTGGAACTTTTATCGCTCAAGGGCTCGCTTATCAATTGGAAAGTGAAAAACCTAACGGCGCCTGGTTTGCCACGGTTTCAGCCACAAAAGGTAACTTGGCCATTTTTAATGCGGGGTGATCTATGAGTTCTCAAACTTTGCCTACCGGATTGTTAAGCCCTTGGAGTGCCTGGGGTAAATACAATCAGATCGCTTTCGCCATTCAACAATTGATCTCAAAGGTACAAACGGCCACTCTCGTTAAAATCGTTTCATGTACGAATGACGGCGATCTCTCTCCTGTCGGATATGTCAATGTTGTTCCCCTTGTCAATCAGCTCGATCAAGACGGCAACAGCATCCCTCATGTGACGATCTACAACGTTCCTTATTTGCGAATTCAAGGTGGCGCGAACGCGATTATTCTCGATCCTCAGGCCGGCGATATTGGTGTTGCCGTATTTGCGAGCCGGGATATAAGTAAAGTGAAATCCACTCAGGCCCAGGCTAACCCAGGGAGCGCGCGGCAATATGATTTCTCCGATGCTCTCTATCTCGGGGGAATGCTGAATGGGGTTCCCTCCCAATACATTCAATTCGGGGCTGACGGGATAACCATTGTCTCGCCGGGTACAATCACCCTTCAAGCCCCTACCATCGCGCTCGAAGGAACTGTTACGATTAGTGAGGCTCTTGCCGTCACTGAGGATGTAACGGCCGGTACCAGCGGAATAAGTCTGGAAAGCCATACCCATACCTCGGAGGCAGTAGGGACGCCAACTAGCCCGCCAATCCCATGAGTACGACCATGTTCAATACGCTCGCGCTCGATCAAAGTGCCTGGGATCTCTGCATGGATTCCAGCCGCAATATCGCTATGGTTTCTCCGCCTTACTCTTTGGCGCAAGATGTAGCGAGCGCGGTAAAGCTGTTCCTCGGCGAGCTTTGGTATGACCAAAACCAAGGTATACCCTATTGGACTAAGATTCTCGGAAAGCTCCCTCCCGCCTCTCTCCTGGTGCAATACATCGTTCAACAGGCACTCACTGTTTCGGGTACGGTTTCGGCCCAATGCACGATCAACTCTTTCAATGACCGTGGAGTAAGCGGCCAAATAATTTTTACTGACGAATCGGGCCAATCAACTACCGTCGCGTTCTCGGGAGGAGCTTAAATGTCAACCAGTGTACCGCAGCTCCAATGGACGGAAGAGGGTTTAATAGCTCCCACGGAAGCGGCTATTCTCGCCGGCACTCAGGCGGATATTGATGCGGCGTTCGGCGGCGGGTTGAATCCCGCGCTTGAAACTCCTCAGGGCCAAATCGCTTCGAGTGAAGCCGCCATAATCGCGGATAAAAATAATGATTTTTTGGAGCTAGTGAATCAAGTAGATCCCCAATATGCTGATGGTCGTTTTCAGGATGGCATCGCTCGCATTTATTTCCTCACGCGCAAAGGGGCCACTTCCACGGCCGTAACTTGCACTCTGACGGGAACGCCAACGGCTGTAATACCCGCTGGCACGTTCGCGCAAGATACCTCGGGAAACACTTATGTTTTGCTCGGAACCGTCACCATCGGAAGCGGCGGAACAGTTTCAAGTTCATGGCAAAATTTACAGACCGGCCCAATCGCTTGCCCTGAGGGTACGCTTACTCGGGTTTACCAGGCCGTTGCGGGTTGGGATGCAATTACGAATCCCGCTGACGGAACACTTGGGCAAAACGTTGAGACGCGCGCCGAGTTTGAATTCCGCCGGCAAAACTCCGTAGCTCTCAATAGCCGTGGAACCTGCCAATCGATTTACGCGAATGTGTTCCAAGTGGCAAACGTTCTCGATTGTTTCGTTATCGACAATCCCGAAGGGGTTACGGTTGACTCAGGTTCCACAAATTACCCGCTCGCTCCTCACTCGCTTTACGTTGCGGTTATCGGCGGCATTGACGCGAATGTCGCTCAGGCAATTTGGGCCAAAAAAGACGTGGGATGCAGCTACAGCGCGAACCCGAACGGAACGCCGGTACCGGGCGAAGGAACCGTTAGCACTCAAACGGTGATCGATCCGAGCGGCTACAGTTACCCTCAGCCGAGCTATCAGGTGAGTTTCATTCGGCCGGGAGCATTGCCGATCTTTTTCAATGTTCAGATTGCCAATGCTTCAAATCTTCCTTCCAATGTTGTCACGCTCATTCAAAATGCCATCATCGCTCAATTCAACGGTACGAATGGAAGTGTTCGCGCGCGCATCGGCTCCGCCATTCTTGCTGCCGGATATTACGCCACGGTTGCCGGCGTAGCGCCACAGGTTGTCTTAATCAGCATTCAGGTGGGCATTACGAGCCCCGGCGCGCTCACTGAGGTTCAGGTTGGAATCGATCAGGAGCCCACTCTTGACGCG